TTTCGTTGTCGATGATGCAAAGACGATGCATTACAACTCCTCTACGATGGTATCTAGTGCTTGGTCCATTACATCCATCTGCAGCATGAGGTCTGCATTGATGAGGTCTGCGGCGTACATGATGATCTGTCGCTTGGACATGGGCTCATCGAATTCTACTGTCGTCGTGATAGTGCAAGCGTCAATGACGAATGTGACGTTGTAGCGCTTCATCATTCCCCCGTTCCGTAGTTCTCAAGGAATTCTGCAAAGTAGATCAGCGGGACATAGCCGTAGACCCGCGTATCTCCGTCTGGCTCTGCGGGTGTGCATCCAGCAAACTCAGGAAGAATGTCGTTCACCCACTCGCCATTCTTGAAGAATGCGAGTTCGACAGAGTAGGGGAAGCGTGCATACGCTCCATCTCCGATTGCGATGGATACCTCATCAGCAAGTGGATGCGAGATAGACGCCTTGGCATTGATGAGGTTAGTCTTTCCGTAGGACTCTACGCGGGTAATCATGGCAGCAGTTCTCCTGACTCAATGCCTCCCACGATTGCCATAGCAATCAGGAAGCCTCCGACAATGACGAATGATGCAGCGTGCTGCAGGAATGCTCTCATGGCTTCACCTTAGCACTAGGGTCTGACACTTGACGGATGAGGGAGCGGTAGTAGTCCACACGCTCGCGGTCGATTGCATCGACAGCATCCCGACCGATGGCAAGGATGAGGGAACGTCGCGCACGTTGCGCGGAGGTCTGACGGGGAGCGATGCCCCGATAGGGGTAGGCGTTCACTTGCCCACCACCCGATGGATGACGTAGCGCCGACTCTGCAGCGCGTACTCACCAACGCGGCTACGGTTTGCGTAGCGTGCGTAGGTCATGGCCTCACCATGCGAGAGCCAACGGGTCATGGGGACTCCCCCATAGCGTGAGCGATCATCCAATCGGATGACGCGGTATCCATTAGTAGCCATTTGCTACCCCTTTCTTTCTACCCCGATACTAGCACGGGGGTCTGACAGTCTGGCCTAGGGCTCATCCCTCATGGGGCTTATTTGCCTAGGAGGTATTTAGTTATAGGTACACCCTAGCATGGGGGTCTGACAATGAGGTCTGTCAGGAACCGATCAACTGTGCATCAACAATATGCTCGTTGCATACCATGATGTGGTTCACATTGACCTTGGCGGTATCGCCACAGAATGAACACTTACGCTCTGTCATTTCTTTCACTTCCTTTCTTTCTATGCCCCTAGGCTATCATGGGGGTCTGACAGTCACCCTACCCATGGGGGTATACATACTATGGCAAATCGGACATTGCCAAAAACATTTTCCGAACAATTTTCGTCATCAAATCCTATGCGAAATTGTTATGAAGGTTCTCGGCGTGTCGGTTTGACAAGTGTTCCGTGTTGTGTGCGGTCTATTCTTAATTTGACAAAGGGCTCAGAACATGCACCGTACAAATCTAGACAAAATTAAAGTTTGTAACTTTTATAAGTTACATTTGTGATAAAATTAAAATATGAAAACGTGCATAAAATGTAACATTAGTCAGACATTAGAAGATTTTCCAAAATCATCCAGCAGCAGGGATGGCAGGCATTCATATTGTAAGAAATGTATGGTGCAACAAAGAATGAACAAATATGAGTATAAAAAGAAAAGAATGACAACAACCCTTACGCATAAACAATGTAGGCTTTGTGAGGAAGTTTTGCCATTAAGCGAATATTCAGACTTAAATAAGACATATTGTAAAAAATGTTCTTCATTTTTAGGACACAAAAGAGTTTTAGCGCGATATAAATTAACTGTAGACGACTACGTTAATATGTTAAAGAAACAAAACTATGTGTGTAAAATTTGCGGAGAGAAAGAAGAAAAAAGACTTTCTGTAGATCATGATCATTCCTGTTGTTCTGGTAAGGAAACATGTGGCAACTGTATTAGAGGGTTGCTATGCTCATACTGTAACAAGACTCTTGGTATGGCTAAAGATGATCCTGAAATCTTGAAAAAGATGATTAAATACTTAGAGTCTTTTAAATAAAATTTTTAAACTTTTGCCAAGGTACAATATATGCATGAGACCTGTCAAGCCATGGGATTTATTAAATAAAGACAATTGGACAATGGAAGAAGTTCGCAATAAAAGACTAGAAATTTGCGGGGAATGCGAAAACTATAATTCTATTGGACAATGCAAGTTATGTCATTGTTTTATGAGTGCTAAAACATGGCTAGAAAATGCCTATTGTCCTATACGCAAGTGGTAAAATATACATATGGCAGGACAAAAACCTTCATGGAAGTTACGCAGACGAGCAGTATTTGGCTCATTGCTTTTTGCAGGGGCAATCATAGTATATGTGCTTGCTCGTTGGGATGATACTTCTTTGGCACAAACAGCAGTATTAGGGGCTTTTGGTCTTATTGGTGCTATTGTTGCTTCATATATTGGTGGGGCTGTATATGAAGACACAAGGCTAAAAAATTTGGGGGAAATGCCAATAATTCCTCCAACACAAGTTTCTGAATCAACAGATACAGAATATATAGGAATGGAGTAAACATGTTTACAATTCACTTTTGGAAGCAGTCAACCGAAAGAGCACTAAAAACATTTGCACAATTTATTATTGTGGTTGGCGGTGCTGGTGCATTTAATGTATTTACAGTTGATTGGGCACAGACACTAGGACTTGCTCTTGGTGGCGCACTTCTTTCATACGCAACAAGCATTGTTAGCGCAGGCGTAAAGAAGGAAGACAGCCCAAGTCTTGTAGAATGATGTTATAATTAAATAACAATTCTATAGGAGATATGTAACAAAAAAAATGAACAAGGTCTTGGGCTTCTTCCAATCTAGAAAGGTTTGGATGAGGCCCTTTGACTTTTATGTAGCACTTTTGCTATTTGTTGCAGGTTTATATAGTATTGTGAACGATACATGGCCTGAAACAGTAGGAAATGACACTACTGAAGCATTTATTGTTATCGTTTCTTTATATCTGATGACTGCGGCGGCAGTCATAATGGCCTCTCTATTATGCAAAAGAGCATCCAGACCAGTATTCTCTTTGATGGGAGAACTCTATGGTTGGATGTTTGTTGCAGCAGCCTCATTAGCCACAAGTCTTATGTATATTGGTTCAGCAGTATCACATACTCCTGATTCTTGGTGGCTTTGGGGAATTCTTCTTACTGTATGGGTGGGTATGACTATAGCAAGCGCAATCAGATCTTTTGACCTATTTCTTGTTTATAGGAGTTTGAAACCATAATGGACCCAGCAATATTAGTCGCTATCATAGGCGTCCTTGCCGCCCCATTTGCCGCGCTCATAACGTGGATGCTTAATAGAAAGAAGCACATTGCCGACATTTACACGGCTTTGAGCGAGTCTTCACAAACCGCCGTCGAAACTATGCAGTTGACCATGAATGAACTGCGTACAGAGTTGGAAGAGGCTCGTAGAAAGATTGACGACCTTATTGCTGAAAATGAGTTATTGCGTCACGACCTACACGAACTTAAGAAGCAGAATCAGGATCTAATGGCTGAGATTCGCGGTCTACGCGCTTCCTACGAGAAGTAATAACAGCGTGACAATTGCTGCAGCGTACCTCGCATTTGCGTATCTCTTTTAATATAGTGGACCATGCATAGTCGCTGCGAATAAGATTGGAAACACTTGCTTTCTTATTATCCTCAATGTGATCAAACTGTAGCGCTACTGCGTGTTCATCATATCCGCAATCCACGCATCCCTGCGCTAATTTGATCATGCCTGCTAGCCTCCACTTAGCCCCTCTTTTTCGCGCTCGCGGCGAAGGGAAAGCGTTGATGTGCCTATTAGATTCTAAACTCATTCCATGCCTTAGCGGTGACGGGGAAGTGCTCAATAACTTCTGAATTGATCGCTTGAGCATATTGCTGTATTTCCCATTGTGCGTGTGGATCTACTCGCAGCGAGATGAAGTGCAAAAGAGCATTAAGGCTTGCCGTCCAGCGCCAGCGAACATACATAGCGTATGCGGGGAGAAGGAGTCTTGCCTGCTCTGGAGCGATACCATCTTCCAATGCTTCCTTGTATAGCCTTTCTTGCTGCTCTACCAGGCGCATCATTTTAGATGTATACTTGGCGCCAATCCACCCTTTTACTGGCTCTGCGCTGCCCTGCTTTCGATTCTCAGGTACTGATCTCCATGCGTCAGCGGCGGGGATATAGAATTGCTCGTTTTCCGTTATGTACCGCCGCGAGGACTCATTCCACCCCATTTGTTCCTCAATATGAGAAGACCCTACAGCGTGCTTATACCATTGACGAGCCACCATAAGAGGGGCATAGACTTCAAAAGTCATAGCACAATGTCTAAAACATGCATCATGCTTATGCTTAACCAAGAAGGAAATGAGAGACAGATCTTTTTCTTCTAAAGACTCTACTTCTTTATCAAAACTAACTCTTGCAGCATTGACAACATCAATATCAGATCCAAGAACAGAAACAGTTCTAATATAACCATGATCAAGAAGTTCTATCAAAAGAAAACCTTTCATCTCTAGACCCTGCGGGTCTCAGTACCAGGAAGAGGAAAGAACACTCTTCTTCTCTTTCTTTCTTCTTATAGAAGAAAATTGTAATGACGTTTATGACACTTGTCAAGGAATGCAGATAACATTCGTATAACTATGTAAACCTGATATAATTAAATTAAACTTCATAGGAGCCTTCTTGCAGGATGACACCAGGAAAGTATAACATGATATGCCCCCAAGGGGCTACATTTGCAAAGCAACTTACTTATGCCATTGACGGCGATCCTGTTGATTTGACTACCTATACCGCCCGAATGCAAGTGCGCGAAAAGCATACAAGCAAAACAGCAGTAGTAAGTTTGACCACTGAAAATGGTGGGATTACGTTGGGCGATGACGAGGGCACTATTGATCTTTATATTACTGATGAAAATACTACAACTATTCCTGCCAAAGACTATGTTTATGACATAGAACTTATCTCTAGCGGTGAAGTTTATAGACTTCTTGAGGGAAAATTTATTGTTACTCCAGAGGTGACTAGATAATTGGCAGAAGTTACCGTTACCGTTGCTGATGTTCGCGTAGAAGTTGCTGTTTGCGAACAAGATGTTGTCATCCTTACTGGAGAATCTGGTCCACAAGGACCGCGTGGGTCACAACTTTTGTCGGGGAATACAGATCCCTCGGCAAGCATTGGTCTAATTGGAGACCAGTATATAAATACTGATACTGGATATCTTTTTGGTCCAAAAACTGCTAGTGGTTGGGGAGTAGGAGTCCCGTTAGGCAACAATGATCCAGAAGATTTGGGTCAGGTCTATACGCAAACTTCTCCTTCCACAGTATGGAACATCGTTCATACTTTAGCGTTTGTTCCAAACATTATTATTGTCGATTCCGAAAGAAATGTTGTAGAAGGCGACTATGAATATGTAAGTGATAATGAAATTACTGCAACATTTAATTCTGCAATTTCGGGAAAGGCATACTTATCTTAGAAAGGAGATGAGTTTATATGGCTAGAAAATTTCTGACACACCTTGATATGCAGGGTAATCAGATTTTGAATGCTGCCTTCGAAAAACTCGCTACAGATCCCACTACTGGCAATTTTGAGGGCCGCATTTACTATAACACCGCAGACGATTTACTAAAAGTCTACGATGGAACAGCATGGATATCTGTAGGAGCAATTACAGATATCAACGGTACGGCAAACGAGGTAGAGGTCACTATAGTAGATGGCGTTGCCACTATTGGACTGCCAGGAACAATTAATGCTGACACTACTGGAAATGCTGCAACAGCAACCAAACTTGCTACCGCCCGTGACATTGCCCTGTCTGGCGATGTAACTGGTACTGCATCATTCGATGGCTCTGCAAATATCAGCATTACAACAACAATTGCTGCTGATAGTGTTGCGCTAGGAACCGATACAACTGGTGATTATGTCGCTACTATTGCTGGAACTGAAAATCAAGTTATTGTATCTGGCGCAGGGACAGAATCAAGAGCAGTAACTCTTTCTACCCCACAGGACATTGCCACAACTTCAAGTCCAACATTTGCTGGAGCAACACTTGATGGTGTTACTGTTGGCGTAACAGCAGCAAACGAAATTGATACCGTTTCTGGAAATTTGACTATTGATTCAGCAGGCGGCACAGTAACAATTGATGACAACCTGGTTGTTTCTGGAGACCTTACAGTTTCTGGAACCACCACTTCTGTAAACACAGAAACCATCAATCTTGCTGATAATATCATTACGCTAAACTCTAATGCTACTGGTTCACCAACTGAGAATGCTGGTATTGAGGTTGAGCGTGGAGATAGCGATAATGTTCAACTTAGATGGAATGAAACCGATGATACCTGGGAGGCCACAAGAAATGGAACCAATTATGCTGCTCTAATTCTTGCTGGCGATGATATTCCAACTTCAGATATAACAAACTTTACTGAAGATGTTCAGGATGTTGTCGGCGGAATGACTTCTGGAAGCAATTCTCTTTCCGCAACATATGATGATAACGCAGGAACGCTTTCACTTGACACTACGCTTGCTGGAACAAGTTACTTGTCAAAGACTAGCGGCCTTGCTGTAGATATTGCAACTTTAGAAGCAAAACTTGTAACCGACTCTTTCACCAAGAAGGCTACTGCAAGTGTAGGAAATGGAACCAACACTTCATTTGCTGTAACTCACAACCTTGGAACAAGAGATGTTCAGGTTCAGATTTACGATAATGCTACATATGACACAGTAGAGTGTGACGTAGTAAGAACAGATGCAAATACTGTAACTGTTTCCTTTACCGTCGCTCCAACTAATGATGCATACCGCGTAGTTGTAATTGGATAATTTTGAGAGAGGGGGGGGGTGGTTATTTGACTGCCCCCTCTCAATCAAAGAAGGTAGAATAGGTATATGACAAAAAGATTTCTAGTACCCCTTAGTACAGATCACGTTGACTTCAATCTTATTAATAATTTTGCAAATGCAGAAGGAAGATTAAGATGGAATAGTGAAGAGGGAACTCTGGATCTTGGCATGTCTGCAGATTCATATCAGTCTGTAGGCATGAGTTTTTATATGCCCCCAACAAAAAATGCTTCAGGCGTTTCTATCCCCAAGGGATCTTTCGTTATGGCTACAGGAGCGCTTGGAGATAGAATTACTATTGCCAAGGCGGTAACTGATGGATCAACAGATCCTATGTACATGCTTGGTATCGCAGACCATACAATTGCAGATGGCGCAGAGGATGGACTTGTTGTTACTGATGGTACTGTGAGAGGAATAAACACATCGCTATGGCCTGTGGGAACAGTCCTTTATCCAAATCCATCTGTGGCGGGTGGACTTACATCAACAAAACCAACTGCTCCGAATATTAGAACTCCCATTGCAATAGTTCTTAGACAGAATGAAAATACTGGTCGTATTTATGTAAGAATGACTACTGGCTCCACGTTGGGCGGGACGGACTCAAATGTTAATTTTGATAATCCACAGTCTGGAGAAGTAATTGTTTATGATGGCGTTAACAATGTTTGGACAAATGATACCGCGCCCCCAGCAGTAACTCCAACAGGGGCCACTCTTCCTGAAAGTGGAACCAATGGACTATTCTTTTATAATACTACAAGCGACAAATTGTACTTTTTTTACAATCAATGGAAAGAAGTTCAATGGAACGAAATCACATCACTAGATGGTGGAACTTCAGCAACAACAGAGTTTGACATTGTTGTCGATGGTGGAGATTCATCCACCACAGTTTTCGCCGGAACCTATGATAACGGAGACTCATCTACAATCTTTTAGTTTATAAAATGATATAATTTAATAGGAGAACTTATGGCAACCAGAATTCAACTAAGAAGAGATACAGCAGCCCAATGGACTGCAAACAATCCCACACTTTCTACAGGAGAAGCGGGCTTTGTCTCAGATACCTCTAGACTTAAAATTGGAAACGGGGCGACAGCCTGGAACGACCTTGGTTATATTCAGGTTCACTTAGGCGATGACACAGTAGGAAATTATATTGCCACAATAGCCGGAACTGCAGACCAAATATCAGTATCTGGAAGCGGATCAGAAACATCTGCCGTTACCCTTTCTTTGCCTCAGAACATTGCAACCACAAGTTCTCCAACTTTTGCAGGAGCAACCCTAGATGCCATAACTGTCGGGGTTACTGCATCTAATAAAATTGATACTGCTTCGGGAAATCTAATTCTAGATTCTGCGGGTGGAACAGTAGAGATAGACGACAATCTTTCGGTTTCTGGAAACTTAACGGTGAATGGAACAACTACAACAGTAAACTCAACAACAATAACAGTAGATGATGTTGTTATAACATTAGGTGGGGACACGGCCCCAGTATCTGATGATAATAAAGATCGCGGCATAGAGTTCAGATATTTTGATTCTGAAGCAAGAATTGGTTTTATGGGATATGATGATAGTTCTGGAAACTTTGTCTTTCTTACAGATGCAACTAACACAAACGAGGTTTTTTCAGGGACCAGAGCGACAATCGATGCCAACATTTCTTCTGCGTCAATATCATTAAGTCAGGCAGATACAGAAACTGCTGCCTCACACTACTTTGTTGAAACTGGTTCAGACGGAATTATTAGGCCAAAAACCTTAGCAAATGTTCAATCAGAAATTGTTACAACTTCCGCTGTTAATTCGGCTGCCGCCACAACACTAGGAACTGTTACAACGGGAACCTGGGAGGCTTCCGACATCGGACTTGCTTATGGCGGAACTGGTGCGACACTAACTGCGGTAAATGGAGGGGTCGTGTATTCTACTGGTTCAGCAATGGCTATAACCGCAGCAGGAACTGCAGGGCAGGTGCTTACTTCAACTGGTGTCGGAGCACCAACCTGGCAATCAGCATCATCTGGCGGTCTAGATCCATTCCTTCTTAGCGGAATGTAGTATAATTTAAATATGTCTTTTCCAGCCACATATAATATAAATTATTATCAAGGTGACAGGTTTGAGTTTGTAATAAGGCCAAAAACCTCCGCTGGAGAAATATATCCAGTAAGTTCGACAGAATATGATGCTTTTTTCTATATCGATGACCAGCGCGGCGGTACGGATGGAACAGGCACAACTGCATCTACATCAATAGGAGACAATGCAATAACTTGTGTGATTACTCCAACAGTTGGCAATTCATTGGTTCCAGGAACAACTTACTACTATGATGTTTCTATTAAAGAAAAAACAGATGCAAGTATAGTGTATACGCTACTTACTGGAACAATAAATGTAACAGCAGATATTGCTTCGGGGGCGTAGATGGCTATATTTGATGTTATTGTAAATACAGACGACCTAGTTGTTCTTGGCCCTCCAGAAATCATTGAACTTTCAGTTTCTGTCGGGCAGCAGGGGCAGAGAGGCGCGACCTTCTATGCTGGATCTGGAAGTCCAAATGACCCAGTAGTCTATCAATCAGTTTTTGGTTCAGAAATTAGTCCAATTTTTGGCGACGTTTTTATTAATTATGCAACAGGAAACGAATATGGGTGGCTATATGTGTACAATCCAAAAATTGTGGGGGACCAATGGGACGAGGTTCTTAAATTAAATCAGCCTATATATGCCAATACACATGAAGTCTCCTTTACTTCTGGCAATGGGACGCTTTCTATACCCATCACAGACATTCTTCCTGTAGGGTTTACAGAAGAAGATCCAGATAAATATATTGTTGTTTCCACCCCCATTTTTACTGATCCAGTAGCACTTAGTATAAATTCAAAAACAATAGTGGGAAGCAATCTTCAAATAGTTTTTGATGCAATAAAATATTCATCGTCTGCTTGGACGGCACTTAATTCAGAATCACTAAATATTTCTTTAAATATCACGGTGGTATAATGAAAAAGGTGATTTATTTTGTCTCAAATTGTAGGTAGTACCTTCAGGAGCAGAATTCCTACTTTTAATGATGATGCCTCAATTGAAGAAGCGTTGAGGGTGTACCATTATGGCGTAGACAATTATTCTACTCAGGCAATTCCAAATGACAGCATAGAGGGCAATTTTAGGACTCTGACAACCAACCTTGGCGTCCTTGACGCGGCGGCAGTTAAAAGGGTGTCCTTAACTTCCGCCCCAAACATTATTACTGCTCAAGCAACAAATGTTGTTCCAATTACGGTTAAGGCAATAGCAGCACAAACAACTCCTTTGCAAATTTGGCAAAACTCTTCTTCTACAGTAGTTGCTCAAATCACTACCGTTGGATCTATGTTTTTATCTAGCACTTTGGCAATAGGATCTTCAACAGTATCCGCTGATTCATATCTATTTGTTAATCAGATTTCTAGTAATATAAAGGGAGTAGTTGTAAAAGCGGCGACTGGATCTACTGCAAATTTACAAGAATGGCAGGACAGTTCTTCCAACACCATGTCTTGGATAGATCCAGATGGAAATTTTTACACCAATAAAAGCGTTTATGTTCAGGGTTCAGACGTTATAGATTCGTCTAGAGTAAATTTAATGATGTTGATGGGGTGTTAAAATTTTATGATATACTTTAAGAAGGTGAAAATAGATGCCAACATATGCCGTACATGACAACAAAACTATATTAAATATAGTTATTGCTGAATCTTTAGAAGAAGCCCAAAGTGCATTTGCAGACCTCGCAGTCTTTGATATAGAAGATTATGCAAAAATGGAAGCGGCTTTTAATGATGATGGAAGTCAAATAATAAATCAAGAAACTGGAGAACCAGTAGTATTAAAAATTTTGCCAGGAATAGGATTTAAATATATTGATAATGAATGGGTGTTACCATACACGAATGAGGTAAATGAATAATGGCTACTTCTTACAAGGTACTTGGACAATCTGCTCCATCTGCTGATACTGATACTAATATTTATACTGTTCCTGCCGCTACACAGGCTATATGCTCAACCCTAGTTGTCTGTAATACATCACAAACAACCACAAAGTATAATATCGCCATTAGACCAGCAGGAGAAACACTTGCTCAAAAACACTATATTTCATATCAGTCAGAGGCTCCAGCCCAGTCATCAACATATATAACTATTGGGGCATCGCTTTCAGCGACAGATGTTGTTACCATAAGGTCTAATTCATCTGGACTATCTTTTACTATATTTGGATCGGAGATTTCATAAAATGTCAGTCTCAAAAATAACTAATGATTCTAGTGACAAGTCGAAAGCAATTTGGCTTCCATGTCCAGGAAATGGTGAGTGGGTTCCTAATCTTTTTGAAAACCTGTCTATTCCAGCAAGTACCCCTCTAGTTGTTGGATCTACATCCTCCAACACTACTATAACTTTTGAAGATCCAGACAACTCTTCTTTATCTCAAAAAACCGTGGTTATTGAAAATAGTGGTGATGCAATTAATGTAGTCTTACCTAAAAACTGCTCAAAGGTTTGGGCTTATGTGGGATCTAATGGTGGAGAAGCAACCGTGTCAGTTGCAATAAGAGAAGACGCCGCCACTCCAACAGTAAAATCTGCATCATTGCTAACATATACCTCAACTAATAATTCACCAGGGCTAACCGGAAAAGGATTTGTTTTTATTGTCGGTGGAGGCGGAGGATCAGTAGCATATCCAAAGTTTATAAATTCTAGCAACGTTTATGGCAATCAGATGACAGCCGTAGCCGGAGGCGGCGGCTCTGGTGGAATGAATTCTGCTTATATTGAAGATCTTTCAACAATAACATCTATTGCTGTCGGCGGTGGAGGTACATACGGGTACAACGCTGGAAATACCGGAGGAACCTCATCTGTCGTAACAAATTCTGGAACAATATCCTCAACTGGTGGAGGCGGTGGAAGGTTTAATGTCAGCAATCTTAACGTTAGCGTAAATCTAACCAATGAGGTGGCAGCGGGAGCAGGAGGCTCCCCAAACGGTGCCGATGGAGCACCAGGTCTTGTTATTACAAGAAACTCATCATCAGTAGCAATGGGCATTCCACAATACTCTACATTTCCTAAGCCAGACTGGTTTCCACATATTATATCTTCTGGATCATCTGGCCCGATTATTGGAAATGCAGGAACGAATTTCAACTTCGCTAATGATTATAATTCAGTCATTAATCAATATAATAGATCCAACCTTGGATCAACATCGCAACCTTCTGCGGGCACTCTGTCTGGCTATCAGTATTTAACTGGTTCTTCAGGATACGGGGTAGGGTCAGGTACAGGAACCGCATTTGGAAATACTAATTATCAATTTGGCGGGGGGAGCGCCCGTAATGGAGTAGTTTATATCCTTAGATGGACGGAATAATATGAATTCAATTGTAGGATTTGATGATAGCCAATATTCAAATACTGTTCGTATTGCAAAAATTATGGGAAACTTGACAGTAGGTAAAGACGGCTCTCCTATCAAGTCTATAAAAATTGGTTCATTTACCATGATTCCCAATAACGGATCAGTAATATCTACTTTTGTACAGCAAAATAAAATCATCCCCGGATTGCACGTTGACGATATTGTTTTTGTTGAGGTGTCGGGCGCGTCAGCAGCATATGTATCGTTTGAAAGAGCATTCATTAGTTCAAGTGATACTCTAACAGTTGTTTGGAGAAACTTGCATCATTCTAGTTCAGCCACAGATAATCTGGCATATGCTGATGGAAACGTCAAAACGATAAAATATATGTGGCTTGACCTGACATAATTTTAATGATAAAATTTTACTGTCGATAACAATAAGAAAGAGCAGTAATGAAAAAAATTTTTTTTACACCAACCTTTCCCGTAGAAAAAAGCCTTTATCCAGAACCAGCATCAAAAAACATACCAGAGTGGTACAAAAAAACAGAATCTTATATTAACTCCAATAATATAAAAATACTTGCTGGAGGAGCGCCAAATCTTACAATAAAAAAATGTATTCCAGTATTTGATGCAATATCCGCTGGGTACATAATAAAGACATATACCGATATATATGTTCAAAGATCACCAGATGGTCAGTCACATTATAGTTGGCCCTCCTATAATCCAATATCGTTTCACCCTATTGATCAGGCTCCCAATCACCCTAATAACAATGATATGCCGTATCCTAAATGGAATTCCCCATGGTCAATAGAAACTCCAATCGGCTATTCTTGTCTTTTTATTTCACCAATGCATAATCCAAATAACATATTTACAATCTTGCCAGGAATAGTTGATACAGATACATATAAAAATCCTGTAAATTTTCCATTTACCCTTAACAATAAAGACTTTGAAGGAATAATTCCAGCAGGAACTCCAATGGTACAGGTTATACCATTTAAAAGGGATGTTTTTGTATCTTCTATCGGAGATATGAAAAAAGTGAATGAAATTTCTATGTTTCAAGCAATATACAATAATAAGTTTGTCAACAACTATAAATCAAAATTTTGGAAAAGAAAAGAATATAAATAATTTATAAAAATGTTACAAATGATTTATAAAAAATGCTTATTTTTTAAGAACTTTTCATATTCATATTATTTCCTATTACAATCAAACGCTGGTATACTAATGACTTATTACATTTGATTAGGACGGTGTTATTTATGTCATTCATTGACGAAAATGGATCAATTACAGATCCATACAGAAACTTTATTCATGTCTCAAGATACAGCCGCTGGCTAGAGGATAAGGGCAGGAGGGAAACATGGGTAGAAACTGTAGATCGTTATATGGATTTCATGAAGTCTCATCTAGTTAATAATTTTAATTACCCCGAAAATGACATTAAGTTTGCACAGGTGAGGGATGCAATTCTTAATCATCGCGTTATGCCTTCTATGCGTGCCATGATGACCGCAGGGCCTGCATTAGAAAGAGACAATATCGCAGCATATAACTGCTCTTTTATCGCGGTAGATAGCCTCAGAGCCTTTGATGAGGCTATGTATGTGCTAATGAACGGCACGGGCGTTGGATTCAGCGTAGAACAAAAATATGTTGCACAACTTCCAGTAATTGCCGATGAGTTTTATCCCACAGACACCACTATTGTTGTTGGCGACTCAAAACTTGGCTGGGCAAAGGCATACAAGGAACTTATCGGCCTTTTGGTTACTGGACAAATTCCACAATGGGATATGACTCAGGTTCGTCCAGCAGGAGCAAGGCTTAAGACTTTTGGAGGTCGCGCATCTGGTCCAGAACCATTAAATGATCTCTTCGTATTTACAGTTGAGCAATTTAGAAATGCAGCAGGACGCAGACTTAAGCCAGTTGAGGCACACGACATTATGTGTAAAATTGGCGAGGTAGTTGTTGTTGGAGGCGTTCGTCGCTCTGCTCTTATTTCATTGTCCAATCTTGATGATTTTGAAATGGCTAAGGCTAAGTCGGGTCAATGGTGGGAAACAGAACCACAAAGAGCATTGGCTAACAATTCTGCTGTATATAACATGAAGCCAAATACCGCTCAGTTTTTGCGTGAATGGCGCAACCTCTATGAGTCAAAATCAGGCGAGCGCGGTATTTACAATATGGATTCTGTTCGTAAGCATATTGATAAGTTTGGTCGTCGTGATTCAAGCAAGGTAATGGGAACAAATCCATGTGGAGAAATTCTTCTTCGCCCAAATCAATTCTGCAACCTTACTGAGGTTGTTATTGACGAGACAGATACAAAGGAAACTCTTGCAGAAAAGATTAGAATCGCTGCCATTCTTGGAACATGGCAATCAACTCTAAGCAACTTCAAGTATATTCGTAAGTCATGGAAGGACAACACAGAAGAAGAAAGACTCCTTGGAGTCTCCCTTACTGGAATCTTTGGCAATAAATTGACGGGTAAGGTACACAAAGATCTTGCTCCAATGCTAAATGAACTTAGAGATCATGCAGTATCAGTCAATCAGGAAGAGGCAGATGTTTTGGGAATTGAACATTCTGTTGCCGTTACCACGGTAAAGCCATCAGGAACTGTTTCTCAGTTGACTGGTGTTTCATCTGGCATCCACCCCTGGTATTCTGAATATTACATTCGTTCTGTGCGTGCAGATAACAAAGATCCTTTGACACAATTCCTCAAGGATTTCGGTGTACCAAATGAGCCAGATGTAATGAAGCCAGAAGCAACCACCGTTTTCTACTTCCCCATTAAGGCTCCCAAGGGCGCGGTAGTTACCAAGGATCTAACTGCCATTGAGCACCTTGAGGTTTGGAAGGTATACCGTGAAAACTGGACAGAACACAATCCATCAGTCACAGTAAACATTCATGAGGATGAATGGCTAGATGTTGGTGCATGGGTATACAACAATTTTGATTCCATCGGTGGAGTTTCATTCCTTCCTGCATCAGAGCATTCATATAAGCAGGCTCCATATCAGGAAATTGGCAAAGAGGAATATGAAGAAATGTTGGCAAAGATGCCATCTCGTATTCCATGGGAATCGCTTCCATTGTACGAACTAGAAGACACCACTACTGGCTCACAGGATCTAGCCTGCGTTGCTGGAGCATGTGAAGTAGTAGATCTTGTTCAAACTGCATAGGTCGGAGGGCTTGGCGGAGGCAGAGTATGAGACTGCCTCCGCCTTGCTATAATTAAACTATGAGCGTTGTCTCCAATAGATATGCAACAAAAATATTTTCAGAACACCCTATTGCCCTCTGGCCTATCGATGACGATGCCTATTTTCTTTCTTTAATATCTTTAAGTGATCAGGATTTAACCACATGGGATACAGACAAGTGCTCAATAACCACATCTGAAATATTTTCTATATCTGACGATCCGCCATTTAAAAATGAGCCGTTATATTACATTATTGGTGATGCTTCAGAAATAACATCTGTAACAGACATAGAAGTTTTTCAATCAGATGTTTTTCAATTGGAAGATTTAAACGAACAACTTAAAACATTTTGCATAAATTTATATGTTTATCAAGATTCCTCATATGTAAATTATTATGAATTTGGATATAGATATTTTAATTCAACCAGCCTTTCTACCGAAGAGGTTTCATTTAGGGTAGGCGCTTCACAACAAAAAGGTTGGATAAATTTTAATGAAACGTTTAATGTTTCTCAGTTCGACTCAGAAACAGCAGAAATTTTTGTTCGTGCCAACGTAAATGACGGGGGGTTGGCGGGAGACTATAATTTTATCATTAACGGACTTTCTATAGGTCAATGGTCAGAATCCTTTTCTTCCAAAAGTCTGGGGTCTTTCACCCAACTTCTTCCAGCAGACACCGATCTTTCTACAGTACAGGCAGTTCCATCTGAACAATACGGTCCCTTGTCTAATAGCGCTTATTATATTGTAGAAAATGGAAGGCTTCTTGCTGTTAATAATAGCGTTCCTATGGTGTTTGGCTCAGAAAACTCAACATCTTTGTACCCAACTGAAAGTGATTTGCCATCATTTATATTTCCAGGCGAGGGCTTTTTGTCAGAAAGAGGTAGATACAGGTCTTTGACTCTTGAATTTTGGTTAAGAATTGATGTCAACACAAACACAGAAAAAAGAATTTTTGGCCCACTTGATTCTGATTACGGAATATATGTTTCTGAAAGTCAAATAAGTTTAGTCTTTGGCAATCAAATAGCAACACACAATATCCAAAATTGGTATAGGCCAATGCTTGTTCATCTTGTTTACTCGGCATCCAGAATATTGCTTCTTATTAATTCAGAAGAAGTAATAGAAATACAAATAGATCAAGATTCAATAGAACTTCCCACAACAAATGAATGGCTTGGATTTTATAGTTACTCAGACATTCGATTATTTCAAATAGACTGTGTTTCTATATTTCCATATGAAATTCCAGCAACGGTTGCCAAAAGAAGATTTGTTTGGGGTCAGGGTGTTGAGTCACAAGAAATAATAGACTCTTCTTTTAAAGGAAAAACAGCATCCATAAATTTTGCAAACGCAAATTATGCCGTCAATGCTGTATATCCAGATAAAGAAAGATGGGATGCAGGATCTTATAGCAATGTTATTGCTACGACAAATTATGTTGAGATGCCAGACTACGCCCTTCCCAATATATTTTTAAGTGGAAGAGATGTTGATATTTGGTATGAAGATAATAAAAAGGTAAATGATGTAGAGTATTTGGTGGCCCATCCAAATTTTATTACATTTAGACCAAACTTAAATCAGGCTGAAACAGAATGGCAGATAAATGGTACTAACTGGACAGAAAAATGTTATCTACAATTTTCTAGTGCTAATATCTTAGGCTCTCCAATAAGTTCCTTGTATGGAATCTTTGAACTAAAAGAAGACATTGAGACAGATAGACCGCTTATCCATATAGTGAATGCATTAAGCGGGAAAAGATTTGAAATAAACATAAACTCATACGACCTTAGTTATAGTTTTGACGGCGTGGAACTATTTTCTGTGGATACATCCGAACAGGAGCATGTGGTCGCTGGAATACACATACCAACACTATCTCAGAATTTTGGCTACGATCTAGCATCATTTTTTGCATCATACGAAAATTTAGAAATCTATGTTGGCGGGGCACCAGATACAGCAAATACCGTTTATGAAACATTTGAAAGCAAAATATATAAAGTTTCATTTTCGAATGAAAGCAACTACTCTGAGATATCAAATTTTTTCAATGCTAATGGATTTGCCAATTATGATGAAGAACAATTGTTTGGTTATTCTGCAACCTATACTCTCGCTCCATTTGAAAAATATAACAGATTCTTTTTAGATATATCAGTATCTGCCTACTGGGAAGAGTATTTCCCCCTGTATTATTTTGCAAAATATATAACTTTAAATGGGGCGGCAGACTACTATGACTTAGATTTTCTTCAGTTCAATGTTGGATATCAGCCATATATAGAAAAAACTCCTACTGCCGTTGAAGAAATCACTCCAGAACAAATTTTTAATAATCAGATTAAATTAAAGGAAATCGATTTTTCAAAATCTTCAATAAAAACTTTTGCCACTTTTCAATTGATGGCAGAAGGTGCTAATGAGCCAATGGATAATTTTCCATATACGAAACAATTAGATAGTACCTACACAGTTGATGCGGCTTTAGAAAATACTGAAGAAGATCCATATAAAGCGTATAGAACTAAATTTTACATTAAGGATGGATCAATAATTTATCCTCCCAAAAACATATCAATAGAAGATGTGGCTATTGTTATCCACATGAAGATCGATCATGAATGCATTTTGACAAACCCAATACAAATCAGAAACATGGAAATATCATCAAGGGCTCTTGATTTAAATTCTGAAAATCCAATATCTACAAAATTTGGTAAAAATGTATATCCATATACAAAAAGTGGAATCTATTTTAATTATAAAAACCAAAATTCAGTTTTAATAGGAAAAGAAAATTCTCCATATCTATATCTAACCGATAAGAGTGGTATTGAAATTCTTCAGCCAAGAAAAATAAATAAAGAAAGCGGAATCTTAATTCCAATAAATGAGTCAAAACAAGAAGATTCCTATATTTCTGCAATGCAAATATTTATTAAAAATAATATAGAAGACGTTCTCACTATCGATCTACCCATTTTTGAAATAGAGAGTTCTGATGAACATATATCTTTTATGGTCTCTTCAGACGAATCACAAGAAAGATATAGGCTTTATGCAATAAATAAACTAAATGGAGAACAATATTCTAATGTGGTTTTTTATAAGAATGGAATAGAGTGTCAAAATGTTTATCTAGAAAAAAATGAATGGAATTGCATATCTTTATCTTTTACTAATCCGCTAAATGTGTCCTCCTATACGGGATCTATGAAGATATACAGCGGAATAACATTTAATAATTTTTCTTACTTCCTTTCTGAAGGTCTTGATGAAATTGCCACAATCATTCCAAGAATATGGTCCGAAATCTTGTCAGATGGCACAGGAAACAACTTCTCATGGAGATATTGGTACGGAACTGTAGACGAAAACATTTCCCCAAATACTTCATTCGAATCCAATCTTTCTGGTTATTCGTCCCCGCAAACATTATCTTTAAACACAAACTCTCTATATTCTTATCAAGGTCAAAATAGTGCCCTAGGCGTTATATCTAATCTTTCGGATACGGAGGTTATTTCTGTTGACGCGGGTATATCTGTAGAATCTGGTCAATCATATATAATTACTGCTAAATTCTATGTACCAAGCGGCTCTCCTTTAATTGGCAAAACAATAACTATATCTGGCGAGGGTGGATCAGGATATACCAATAGTTCAGAGTCACTTGCCGTAGCGACATTGGCTGCCGACAAATGGGTTACAGCCAGAAGAAAAATAGTAATGTCTTCTACTTCGATGCCAAAAATTTCTGCAGAACTAAACAACACTACTGGGGCATCTTCTGCATCAATATATATCGATGATATAAAAATTGAAAAATTGATTGTTCAGCCAGATATTAAAAAATGGAGAAACCTGTATGTTTTAGATTCAGGATCTCAGTATGCCTTGACTCCAGCAGACATATTTTCCTCATATGTTGGAACGAATAATAATCCAGTAGACGACGGCTTTGGAATTGGCATTCTAAATGACGACTTTACTGCCTTTTCTGAAATATTGTGGTCCACAACTGTCGGAAAACCTGCATAATCTGGTACAATTGTGGTTATGAGCAATACTAGAAAAGCAAAAATTGGGAAAACAAAGATCACACAGATTGACAAGGGAACTGGTCAAAGAGCCATGTTCGGCTATGAGTGGGGGCTATATTTTTGGAAATTGCCAGACGGACATCTATTTAAAGATGATGAGGGAAGAATGCTTAACATCCCCTCAGTCAAGGGAGACTTGAGCCAAATGGCAAAACTGCGTCAGGCAGCAGCCCACTATGGTCAGCCAGATGGTGAACCATGGTTCTATGCTGGTGTAAATCGTGCAACTGATGAAGAGTATGCAGAACAACTTGACAGATTAAATGAGGGTCTGCTTCCCACCATGAACGACCTTGGTGCAGTTCAGGCTGCAAAGAAGACTGCTGAACTATATGGAGATGCTGAATAATGAGTGAGCCTTTTATCGATGCAAAAATGGCAGATGCCATCATTGAAAATGAATTTGCCAACTCAGACCCATTCTCAAAGTCATGGTCAGACTTATCCTCTCTAAAGGGATTAAACAAAAACTTTAAGAGAAGAGTTTCAAGAACTGAAAAGGCCAACTCAACAATTACCAATATTCCAAGATCGCCAAGCGGAGCGATTGATCCAAGGTATCTAAGCGATTCTAAGGCAGTCCACCAGGGGCAATCAAAAGAGGCTTCTTCAAAACAAATCAACCCTGGTCAGGTATACAGAAATGGCTACGGAATCTTTGATCTTATTACGCCTCCATACAATCTTTATGAACTTTCTGCTTATTACGATACGTCGTTTGCCAATCACGCAGCGGTAGACACAAAGGTTTCTAACAGCGTCGGTCTTGGGTATGAACTTCATACTACTGCATCAACAATGATGAAGTTAGAGGCAATGGAAAACGAATCTGCTAAGAATAAGGCCAGAAGACGCATTGAGCAAATGAAAATGCAAATGTCTGACTGGCTAGAATCATTAAACGATGATGACAGCCTAACAAAGACATTGGAAAAAGTTGTCACAGATATGCAGGCAACTGGAAACGGATATATTGAAGTTGGTAGAACGGTAACTGGAGAAATCGGATATGTTGGACATATTCCAGCAACAACGATGCGAGTAAGAAGAATTCGTGATGGATATATTCAAATTATTGCTGGCACAATTGTTTACTTTAGAAACTTTGGGGCCACAAACTCAAATCCTGTAACTGATGATCCACGACCAAATGAGATCATTCATCTCAAGGAATATTCCCCACTTAATACTTTCTATGGAATTCCAGACATTATTTCTGCCATGACTTCTTTGCAGGGCGACCAAATGGCAGCCAGATATAACCTTGATTATTTTGAAAATAAGGCTGTTCCAAGATACGTTATTACTGTTAAGGGCGCAAAACTTTCACCAGAGGCAGAAGACAAACTCTTTAGATTCTTCCAAACAAGTCTAAAGGGGCAAAGTCATAGAACTCTGTATATCCCACTTCCTGGAGACAGCGAGGGAAATAAGATTGAGTTTGAGATGCATCCTGTTGAGAATAGCGTTCAAGAAGCATCATTTGACAAATATCGTCAGCGTAATAGAGATGACATTCTTATGGCGCATCAGGTTCCTTTATCGAAACTTGGCGGAGTAGATGGATCTTCTATGTCTGCAGCCATGAGCCAGGATAGAACATTTAGGGATCAGGTCGCAAAGCCTTTGCAGGAGTATGTAGAGAAGGCCATTAATAAAATTGTTAAGGAAAAGACTGACGTTCTTGCTCTTAAGTTTAATCAAGCCAGCCTTACCGATGAAGTTGCTCAGTCTCAGATTTACGAACGATATGCAAAGATTAAGGCCATGATGCCAAATGAAATTCGTGAACAAATTGGCTTGCCACAGATGGATGGTGGAGACCAGCCACTTGAACTTACTGCGCGACAGGCTACAGATACTAGGGCAAATGTTCGCGGTACAAGAGCAAGAGATACTGAGAGATCTAACAATCAATCTGATGGTCCAGGAGCAATAACGGGAAGAAACCCAAAGGGCGAAGGCCCAAAAACTTCATAGTACCATAATATAAAAAATCTGTAACAAATGGTGTATAATTGTAAGTGATATGGAACTAAATAAATCGCATTGGTCTACAAAAGACCAAAGAATCAATCTTTCCATGCCTATCAGCAAGGTAGATAAAGAGCGCAGAATCGTTTCTGGCTTTGCTACTTTGGATAATTTAGATCGTCAAGGCGATGTAGTTCCAGCAGAAGCAAGCAAAAAGGCTTTCGAAAGATTTCGCGGAAATGTCCGTGAAATGCATCAGCCTATCGCCGTTGGCAAGATAGTGTCTTTCAAGGAGGACAAATATTTTGACCCAGAGGACAAGAAGTTTTATAACGGCATCTATGTTTCTGCGTATGTAAGCAAGGGCGCACAAGATACCTGGGAAAAGGTTCTTGATGGCACCCTTACAGGTTTTTCTATTGGTGGGGAAATTAATGATGCAGACGACATGTATGACGAGAACATGGACAAGTCTTATCGTGTAATCAAGGATTATGATCTCAGCGAATTATCTCTTGTTGACAATCCTGCTAATCAATTTGCCAACGTCATTTCTATTGAAAAGGCTTCAGATGGCAACCATCTCCATGGCTATCTTTCCAAGGCAACTATTGAAAACGTTTTTTGGTGTAAGGGTGACGACGTTATTACAATGTCATTTAATGCAAATCTTGCCTGCCCACAATGCGACAAGGCAATGGCAAACATTGGTTTTGTGGAAACAAATGATGGAGACAAAGCATCTGTAGTTAAGTCAATTATTTCTAAAGTAAAGAAATCAGAGATTCAAAAGGGAATCGAAGACGGCTCATTCGTAAAGTTTGACGGTAATTATGGAAAAGTAGATCAGGTTATTTTGCACGGCGGAGCCAGACTTTCTTCTGAAGAAGTTGCTGTATTGGCAAAAGCAGATGATCCCGTTGTAATCATCAAAGTTTACTCAGAAAATAACGGTACAATAGTTCCTACAAACCGTCGCGTTATTAAAAATATTTCTTCATTAGAAAAGGTTAATGCGATAAGTAAATCAGAGGTAAAGGAGGTTAGCAAGATGGACTCAGACATTGTTGTAGTAGAAGAAAT